AGCCGTGTCCTCACGACTGACGATATCGACATGATTGCCGAGCGAGCTGCCCGTCGAGCGCTTGATTTGGTACTGGTTGAAGTTGGCCGCTCAGTAGTTAAAAAGATATTCTTTATAGTAGGCGTCGTTTTTGTGTTTGCGCTCGTTATGCTCAAAACCGGCAAGCCGGTCTGATGAATTTTGACAGTGCTTTTGCGGCGCTGATCGGCCACGAAGGTGGCCACGTTGATCATCCAAATGATCCTGGCGGTGAAACGAAATTCGGGATCAGCAAGAGGTCATATCCAGACGTAAATATCGCAGGGCTGACGCTCGATGACGCTAAAGCGATATATCGGCGTGATTACTGGGATCGGGTACGGGCTGACGAGCTGCCCCCAGAATTGCGTTTCCCGTTGTTCGATGGCGCGGTGAACGCAGGTGTCGCACAGTCCATAAAATGGCTTCAGCGGGCTGCGGGAGTGCGTGACGACGGGGTGATTGGCCCGATAACCCTGGCTGCAATCGCAAGTTCAAACCCACATCAAATCGCGAGCAAGTTCCTCGGGCAGCGGCTCAAGCATATGACTGAGCTTAAGCATTGGGGTCAGTTTGGACGCGGCTGGGCGCGGCGCATAGCCGACAATCTGACGAATGTATAATTATCTCGCCACGCCTTTTATTTTTTCATAGCTACGCATTCCGCCTAGCCCGAGAATACCCATCAGCACCGGCATCAGCCCTGCTATATCTAGAGCAGGCATCTCAACCAGATAGCCGGATTGCGCCAGGATAAATATCATCAGAGGCTGTACGACATAGGTATAAGCGAGCGCTGCGCCGCATGTCCAACCAATAAATGGTCTCCATCCGGCGACAAACACGCTTCTCGATGCGGCTTCGACTTTATTCACTTCTAGCTGCGCCAAGTCGATCTTAGCCAGATGATCAGTGAGCGCCGCTGTAATTTCGCGCTCTGCCTCTGCACGTTTCTGTGGATTTTCTGGAAGGAATCGCCCGATCACATCAGTAACGATTGGCATCAAGGTACTTACAATCGGCAGCATAGCTAACCTCCAAGGATCACAGTTTCTGCGTAATTGAGCGCGCCAATATACCATCCGACATAGTAAGCGATGCCCAGGACTGCAATTAGCCCGATCAGAATCCACGCCGCCTCGGTGATCGTCATAATGACGGGCGGGTGATGTTCAGCCATCAAATGGAGCTGCCTTGTTTTCGAGCGAACATTAAAAGTGTGGCATAAACGTCTTTAATTTTCGATTTATTGTCAAAAACGCCAATCAAACCAATCCCCGATTTGATCCGCTGCTGACTCACTATTGTACTCCCAAACATCGCATCGACGCAGCCCGGTTTGTCGCTTTCGAAGACGGCAATAGGACTGTTTTTCGGAGCTTCCGTGATTCTGTCTAGTGTCATTTTCGGCGTCATGTTACTCATAATATTCTCCCTTGCTGGAGGAAATGAAAAACCTTAAAATAGGTGATGTGCGGATTATATATAAACAAAACTACTGGAGTAAAGTAAAAGGTGATGACCTATTATAGGCGGTTATCTACTTTTGATACATTTGGCAGGGGTTGGTTAAATAGGAATGACAAAACTCGCGAGTTTTCTCTACATCTAACTGGGACAGAAGGCGTAGTGTAATGGCTTTACGAAAATTAACTTTTAAACCGGGGATTAACAGGGATATTACTGACTACGCCCAAGAAGGTGGGTGGTATGAATGCAATAAAGTTCGGTTTTTTAAAGGGTTCCCTAAAAAAATAGGTGGATGGACAAAATACACCGCAACTAAATTTAATGGTATATGTCGGAGTTTATTTTCTTTTTCTGGTTTAGAGGGGGTTAAATACCTTGCAGGGGGGACAAATGAGAAAGTAATACTCAATGCAGGGGGGACTTCGTTCAATATTACCCCAGCAAGAGCCGCTTCTGGTGCTGGACACGCGACTTTCGCTGCGGTAACTGGGTCTTCTACTATTACTGTAACTGAAGTTGGGCACGGAACTGCGGCTGGAAATTGGGTTACATTTAGTGGGGCGGATACTTTAGGTGGAGTCATAACCGCAGCGATTTTAAATAAAGAATATAAAATTGATGCTATATCAAGCACAGATGTTTTTACGTTTACTGCATTAGATGCTGATGGAAATGCTATTGCGGCTAATAGTTCTGATAATGGAAGTGGTAAAGGAGGCGGAAGCACAGTTGCTACCTATCAAATAGATATTGGTAATCCGACAGGCGCTGAAGGGCTTGGTTGGGGTGCAGGTTTGTGGAATCGCGCAGGAGCAACCGTAACTTTAGAAGGAGGAACTACCAGAGCGGGTGGTTGGGGGGAAGCTAGATCAGGATCAGGCATATTCAGCCCTATGCGGTTAGTGTATTTCACTCGATATCAAGATGATTTGTTATTTAATATACGTTATGGAGAGATATATCGTTGGGTATGGGAATCTACGCCCACTACAGCCGCAGCTTTATTAAGCGCTTCTCCTTCTTCAGGGACAGAAGTACCTAATGAAGTAACCCAAGTTCTAATCGCACAAGATAATGTAAGCAACATTATTATTGCATTAGGGTGTACACCTTACCCAGCATCAGGAACACCGGACAGAGATCCTTTGTTAATACGTTGGTCAGACGTAACCAATCCATTTAATTTTACGCCTAGTGATACAACAACTGCTGGATCATTAACGGTTCAAAATGGTTCCCAAATACTACGTGGTGTGCCAACTAACAGGGAAACTCTGGTATTTACAGAATCCACACTTAATTCCCTTAAATTTATTGGGGGATTTGACGTATTTAGGTTAGATGAAATTAGCTCTAATACTTCTTTAGTCGCCCCTAATGCAGTAATTACTGTAGATGGCGCAACTTATTGGATGGGGCTAAATAAATTCTATAAGTACGATGGCCGCATTAATACATTAGATTGCACAGTACAAGATGAAATATTTGAAAACTATGATTTAGACCAAGCAGATCAAATATTTGCCGCACTTAATTCAAAATATCATGAAATCTGGTGGTTTTATCCGACTGCGGTGCAAGAAGGGGCGAATCCTACTATTACCCATTATGTAGCTTACAACTACTTAGAAAATGTATGGTTTTATGGGGATTGTGACGGAACAAGTGCAGGGGATGCGTCTTTTTCACGAACTGCGTGGCAGGATACAGGTATCTACGAAAAACCATACGCAGCAGGGACAGATAGTAATATCTATAAACACGAAACAGGAAATAATGCAGCCACAGATTCTTCCCCTCATGCGGCAATGGCTTCATTTATTACTTCTTCGCAAGTATCTGTTGACCAAGGGGACCGATTCGTTTTAATGAACCGGATTATTCCTGATGTGGATTTTAGAAACTCTAATACGTCAACGGACATCGTAGCTAGTACGGGCGGGGCTACAGTTACCCCGACTATTAATTTTAGTGTATTTGCTAAAAAGTACCCCGGCGCAGCTACTTATACAGCTAATGAGTCTGGTGAAACCCTCACAGATGCCGTTACAGCTATAAATTCGACTACAGTAGACCAATATACCCAACAAGCCTATATGAGGGCTAGAGGGCGCTCCCTAGCGTTTAAAGTAGAATCTAGCGCTGCTAACGTAGCTTGGGAATTAGGGGTTCCTAGAGTTGATTTTAGACCAGATGGGAGGAGAGGCTAATGGCGTTTGAACAGTTCCGTTCCCCCACCTTGCCAGTTCCCCCTTCCGAATATGAGCAATCTTATTTTTCTAGTTTGATTAGTAGCTTAACTTCGTTTTTTACCATTATGGATTCAAAAGCAGGGCTTTCGGTAGATAGTGTAATTGCTAACACCCTTCAATTACCCGTTGGCGCTTTAGCATTATCAAACGGGGCGAACAATAATATTGGGATTCCGCAAACAAGTTTTGTAAGGATAACGGGGCCATCCGGTGTTTTTAACATTACAGGTATTACAAAACCAGCAAAAGCAGGTAATAACAACCCCGATGGGACTATTATCATCTTATACAATACAACATCTCAAAATATGACAATAACCAATGATAGTGGCGGTGCGGCAGATGCCTCTACAGCAGCTAATCGAATTCTTACGAATACAGGGTCTGATGTAGCTACCACAGGCACTGGAGTCGTAACTTGTATATACTCTGTTACAGATAGTCGTTGGATATTACTGTCATCACTAGCGTAGGTAGGCAGGTAGATATGTATCAAAGAGAAGCACAAGGATTAGCCAGTTTAGGACGAGGGCCGGATACCGAGCTGGTTCACATGACTCCACGGGAAGTTGGCGCATTAGATAATCTAGCTAGAAGAAACGGGCTTAGTGGATTACCAATTAATCCGCAGACAGGGCTTCCTGAAACAGGAATATTTAATTCTATATTACCTCTATTAATAGGGGGTGGCGCAGCGGCAGCAGCACCGTTTACAGGTGGTGGTTCTCTTGCAGCTTTTTTAGGTAGTCCTTTAGCAATGGGTGCTACAGCAGGGTTAGGAGCAGGTATTGCTTCGGGGTTTGATGCCGCACAAATGGCGAAATGGGGATTAGGTGTATATGGCGGTGCAAATTTAGCAGGTAGTTTAGCCTCCGCAGGGTCCGCAGCACCAGCGCAAGAAGCAGCGAAAACAGCGGCTGCACAAGAAACCGCAAGAAAAACTGCACTTACAGGGGCGCAGCAAGGACTTACAGCAGCGCAAGGATTCCCCGTTCAGACCCAAGATGAAATACTTAAAAAATTAATAGCTGATGGAATGGCTAAAGGAACTACTCCTGCGGCTGCATTCCAAGCGCCCGTTGGGGAATTTCGTGGAGGGGCAGAATTCCTCCGACTTAAACAACAAGCAGTAAAAGAAGCTGCACGACAAGCGACTGCAAAAGAAGCTACTGTAAATGTTCTTCAAGACAATTTAGCAACAATGACTACCCCAATAACATCACCATATACAGGACTGTCTTCAGCAGAGGCAGGAGAAGCTTTTAGACAAACAACAACAGGATCATTTTCAGATCCTTTTTTTGGTAGCGGGTTTGGTGGAGAA